AGTTCCCGCGAGAAAGATTCCGGGGGAAAGTTGAGCCCCCTCCTCCCCGGAAAGACGCGCGAGGTCGTGTGGAGCGGCAACGATGCTCTGGGCGGGCTGCTCGCGCCGCACGAGCAGCTCCGCCCGCATCCGCGCAACCCGAGGCGGGGCGTCGTCGCAGAAATCGCCGCGTCGCTGCGGCGGTTCGGGCAACAGCGCCCGGTGCTGGCGCGAGCGGACGGGACGCTCGTCGCAGGGCATCACGTCTGGCGCGCGGCGGGCGCGGAGGGCTGGACGCACGTGGCGGTCGTGCGGACGGAGCTGCCCGAGGAGGAGGTCGACGCTTACCTACTCGCCGATAATCGGCTCGCCGATCTGGGGCTGTACGACGACCGGACGCTGGCCGAAGTGCTTCGACCGCTGGCGGAGGCGGGCACGCTGGAGGGGACGGGCTACTCGGCGGACGATGTGATGAGCCTGCTCGCGTTCACGCTGGAGCCCGCCGAGCTGGAGCAGGCGCAGCGGGCGCTCGCGCCCGCCGAGTCGCCGTACGCGACCGGCACGGCGAGCGAGTTCCGCATCGTGCTCAGCTACGAGCAGGCGACGTACGAGCGCGTGCTCGACCGGCTGGAGGAGCTGGCCCGCGAGGGCGAGTCGCAGTCGGAGACGGTCGCAAGGCTGGCGCTCGCGTGAGTCGGACGAAGTGGACCGGCAGCGACGCCCTGCGCCCGATGCTGCGCGCCGTCGACGAGCTGCGCGCGCATCCGCGCAATCCGCGCCGGGGCGCAGTCGAGGAGATTCGCAAGTCCCTGCGCCGCTTCGGGCAGCAACGTCCGCTCCTTGCCCTCCCGGACGGAACGCTCGTGGCCGGACATCACGTCTGGCAGGCGGCGCAGGCTGAAGGTTGGACGCACGTCGCCGTGCTGACGAGCGACCTGAGCGCCGAAGCGGTCGAGGCGTACCTGCTCGCGGACAACCGGCTCGGCGACCTCGGCGTGTACGACGAGCCGCAGCTCGCCGAGCTGCTGGGCCCGCTGCGCGAGCGCGACGAGCTGGAGGGGACGGGCTACTCGTACGAGGACGTCGACGCGCTGCTGCTGTTTCTGACGCCGCCGACGATCGAGCCGAGCGCGAGCCCGGAGCCGTACGCCTTCCGGCTGATCCTGAGCTACGAGCGGGACGAGTACGAGCGGCTGACGCGGCGGCTCGACGAGCTGGCGAAGGCGGGCGGGCACGAGAGCTACTCGGCGACCGTGCAGGAGCTGGTCGGTGCTTAGGGTCGAGGCGCGCAGGCACGAGGTTGACGCCGAGCGGTTCCGGGGCGCGTACGCCGACGAGCGGCACGTCGGGCGCGTGATCGAGGAGGAGTGCGTCGTGCACGTGGACGGCGACGAGCGCCCGAGCGCCGTGCTCGTCGACCTCGCGCGCGAGCCCCGGCTGACGGCGGCGGAGGCGGCGCTCAGACGGATCAAGTTCGCGACGACCGCGCGCACGAGCGGGATGCGCTCGACCTCGCGCACGTTCGGCTACGCGCCGAAGCTGGTCGTGCGCGGCGAGGAGTCGTGCCATGAGGCGGCGCTGGCGCACGAGGACCCGGCAGCGCACGCGGCGATCGCAGAGCTGTCGGGCGTCGTCGAGGACGCCTACCGGCGGCTGAACCCGGAGCTGTACGCCGAGCACGAGCAGACGGTGGGCAAGGTGCTGGACGAGTGGCGGCTCGGGGGCGGCGTCTTCACGAGCGGGATCATCAACCGCAACAACAAGCTCCCCTACCACTACGACCGAGGGAACTTCGCCGACTGCTGGAGCAACATGCTCGTCTTCAAGCGGGCGTGCGTCGGCGGCGAGCTGGTCTGCCCGGAGCTCGACCTGTGCTTCCGGCTGCGCGACCGGACGCTGTTCATGTTCGACGGGCAGGCGATCCTGCACGGCGTCAGCCCGTTCCGGCTGACGCGACCGGACGGGCACCGCTTCTCGATCGTCTTCTACTCGCTGCAACAGATGTGGCGCTGCGAGACGAAGGCGGAGTCGGTCGAGCTGGCGCAGCGGCGGCGGACGGAACGAGAGAGAGCGAGGTTCGGATGAGCACGTACGTCTGGCGCGTGGTGATCGACGGCGAGCCGACGCCCCTGACGCTGACGCTGGAGCAGACGCGGGGCGAGGACGCCGAGGCGGTGCGGCGGATCGTGCAGGCGGCGGAGCGGCACGGCATCGCCCTGGAGCCCGAGTACCTGGACGACGCCGTGGAGGTCGAGGTCGAGCTGACGGAGGACGCATGAAGGCGATCCGTAGCCGGAAGGCGAACGGGAACTTCGCCGCGCACTGGCTGCGCGACGGCGAGCGGACGCTCTGCGGGCTGCGAGTGGCGGCGCTGGCGGTCGAGGGCGAGCCGCACGAGTACGAACGGCTGCCGTCGACTGAAGCCTGCCTCGGCTGCGTTCGCAACGCGGACGGCTGGACGCCACGAGAGCGCCCGAGCAGTGAGCTGAAGATCGTGCTGGAGCCGTCGATGGGGACGATCCGCAAGACGGGCCCGCTGAGCCACGGCACGCGCGCCCGCCGGGGGAGGCGGCTGCCCTGAAGGAGTCGCACGGCATCCTCCTGTTCGCGTGCGTGCTGTTCGTCGTCGGCGTGCTGCTCTGGGCGTCGACCTGGGGGCACGGATGAAGCCGGTGCTGCTCGACCTGTTCTGCGGCGCGGGCGGCGCGGCGGTCGGCTACGCCCGAGCGGGGTTCCGCGTGATCGGGGTCGACGTGGCGGCGCAGCCGCGCTACCCGTTCAACTTCTTGCGCGGCAGCGCGCTCGACCTCGTGCGCTGGGTCGAGGCGGTCGAGCCGGAGGCGATCCACGCGAGCCCGCCCTGCCAGCGGTGGGCGGAAGGAGCCGAGTGGCACGAGCGCGACCGCTACCCGGACCTGATCGAGCCGCTGCGCCCGCTGCTGGAGGCGACCGGACTGCCGTACGTGATCGAGAACGTGCCGCGCGCGCCGATCAAGGGGCCCGTGCTCTGCGGGACCGCGTGGCGGCTGCGGGCGGACGGCTTTGAGGTCAGGCGGCATCGCCGCTTTGAGACGAACTGGCCGCTTCCGGTACCGCCGCCGTGCGCGCACGAGCTACCGGCGCTCCCCATCTTCGGGCACAACCCGCCGCGCGACTTCTACCGGCGCTACCGGCAGGGCGTCGGCACCGGGACGAAGCGGCGGGCGCTCGGCATCGACTGGATGAACCGGGAGGAGCTGCGCGAGGCGATCCCGCCCGTCTTCACCGAGTGGATCGGGCGGCAGCTCTGGCGGCTGCTCAGGGTGCGGGAGGCGGCATGAGGCTCGGCGAGCAGTACTGGCTGAGCGTCGTCTCGACGGGGCGACCGGAGCGCGTCGCGCCGATGACGGAGCTGATCGGCGAGGCGACGTGGTACGTGGGCGCAGACGACGAGTACGACGCGCCGAGCGTCGTGAAGGCGGGCGGGCTCGTGGCCGCGCGGAACCTGGCGCTCGACGACGCCTTCGACCAGGGCGTCGGCTGCGTGCAGGTCAGCGACGACCTCACGAAGATCGAGAAGCTCGTGACCGTGAGCGGCGTCAAGCGGGCGGAGCCGTTCACCTTCGCCGAGGCGCTGTGGATGCTACGGCTGTCGCTGCGCGGGACGCCGTACAAGCTGGCGGGCGTCGCGCCGACGAGCAACCCGTTCTACGGCTCGACGACGCTCAAGCTCCGTCACTTCATCGTCGGCGACCTGATGCTGGCCGCGCCGAACCCGCTGCGCTTCGACCCGGCGTTCGCGCTGAAGGAGGACTACGACTACACGTGCCAGCACCTTGCCCGCTACGGCGGCGTCGTCCGCGTCGACTGGATTCTCGCGTCCTTCCGGCACCGGACGAACAAGGGCGGAGCCGTCGACGTGCGGACGCCCGAGCTGGAGCAGGAGGCGATCGTGCGGCTGAAGGAGAAGTGGCCCGACTGGATTCGTGACAACCCGAGGCGCGAGAACGAGGTCCTGCTGCGTGCGCTGTGAGGCGACGACGACGAAGGGCGAGCCCTGCCGCAAGTCGGCGATGAAGGGGGCGACGCTGTGCGCGTTCCACATTCAGCGCGTCGGGCGGAAGTCGCTGCTGACGCCGGAGCTGATCGAGCGGCTGGAGCAGATGCTGAAGGCGGGCAACTACATCGGCGTCGCCTGCCGAGCGGTGGGCATCGGCGAGCAGACGTTCCGCGACTGGCTGCGCCGGGGCAGGACGAGCGACGCGCCCGGCGACGAGCTGTACCGCGAGCTGGTCGAGCGGGCGGAGCTGGCGACGGCGGAGGGCGAGGTTCGCAACGTCGCGCAGATCGCGGCGGCGGCGCGGGAGAACTGGCAGGCGGCGGCGTGGATGCTGGAGCGCAGCTACCCGGAGCGGTGGGGCAAGGTGTCGACAAAGCTGCGCCTGCCGACGCTCCCGCCCGAGGAGGACCCCGACCGGAAGCCGCAGGAGCGACCGCACGACCCGTTCGCGGAGGTCGACGAGCTTGCCGCCCGCCGAGCCCGGCACGAATGAGCTGCCCGCGTTCGCCCGCTTCTGCGGCGCGCTGAGGCTGGAGACGGGGCGACCGCTGGAGCTGGAGGGGTTCCAGCGGACGATGCTCGCCGACTACTTCGCGGGCATCCGCGAGACGCTGATCCTGCTGTCGAAGAAGAACGGGAAGACGACGCTGCTAGCGGCGCTCGCGCTCTGGCACGTGATCCGCACGTGGGACGCCGAGTGCGTGATCGGAGCGTCGAGCCGGGACCAGGCGACGATCCTGTACGACCAAGCGGCAGGATTCGTGCGCCGCTCGCCCGGCTTGCAGGACCGGCTGCTCGTGCGCCGGGGCTACCGGGAGATTCGCTCGCGGCGCGACTCGGGCAGGCTGCGCGTGCTGGCGGCGGACGTGGACACGGCGGACGGGATCATCCCGACGCTGGCGCTGATGGACGAGCTGCACCGGCAGGCGAGCGCCGGGCTGTACGGCATCTTCCGCGACGGGCTGGGACCGCGCGACGGGCAGATGCTGGCGATCAGCGTCGCGGGTGAGCACGAGATGAGCCCGCTCGGGGAGATGAGGGCGGCGGCGCGGCGGCTGCCGGGCGTGAAGCGCACGAAGCGCTACACGTACGCGGCGACCGAAGGGTTCGCGATGCACGAGTGGGCGCTGGAGCCCGACGACGACGCCGATGACATGGCGGTCGTGAAGCTGGCGAACCCGGCGAGCTGGCAGACGGAGGAGCTGCTGCGCGAGCGGCACGACTCGCCCTCGATGCTCCCCTGGCAGTGGCAGCGGTTCGCGTGCGGGCTGTGGGTCAGCGCCGAGCATCGCTGGATGGAGCCCGAGCAGTGGCGAGCGTGCGCGAGCGAGCAGCGGATCGAGCCGGGCGAGCGGATCGCGCTCGGCTTCGACGGCTCGCGCCTGGACGACGCGACGGCGCTCGTGGCCTGCCGTCTCGAGGACGGGCTCGTCGAGCCGCTCGCCGTGTGGGAAGCGCCGCGCGACGAGCGCGGCAGGCGGATCGAGGGCTGGGAGGTCCCGCGCGGCGAGGTCGACGCAGCGGTCGCCGAGGCGATGGAGCGCTACCGCGTCGTGCGCGGCTACTTCGACCCCCCGCTCTGGCAGTCGGAGATTGACGCCTGGGCGCGCGAGTGGGGCGACGAGGCGGTGATGCGCTTCGCGACGAACCGGCGCAGGATGATGAGCGCGACGGAGCGGTTCCGCACGGACGTCGCCTCGGGCGAGCTGCCGCACGCGGACGACCCGACGCTGACCGAGCACGTGTTGAACGCGCACGTGTCGAAGGCGCGCGGCGGCTACTGGCTGGCGAAGGCGCGACCGGGCTCGCCGGAGAAGATCGACGCAGCGGTCGCGGCGGTGCTCGCGTACGAGGCGCGCGCGGACGTGCTCGCAGGCGAGCGCGACGAACCCTCGCGGGCGCTGCTGACGTTCTGACCGCCGCCGCGTCGGGTAGAACCCGGAGCTGCCGCGAGGCGTGGGTGATCGACAGGATGAGGCAGGAGGTCGAGCGGGCGGGCGACCCGCGAGAGCCTCCGTGTAGCGGCACGATCTACGATCCCTGGACTACGGATCGACGACCGAAGGAGGTCAGACCGTGAGCGAGCAGGAGCCGGAGCAGGAGGAGCAGGTCGAGCAGACGCACACGACCGATATCGAGGCGGAGAACCCGGAGCCCGCGCCCGGCAGCGAAGGGCTGTCGGACGAGGAGCTGAACGAGCAGCGCAAGGGCGAGGGCGAGGGCGAGCCCGAGGAGGCGTAGGGCTCGTGGCCGCGCTGCGTTCAGGACGCCGGCGGCGACTGCCCGACTCGGCGTTCGCCTACCCGTCGACGCGCACGTACCCCATCGACACGGTGAAACGGGCCCGGAACGCGCTCGCCCGAGCAGCGCAGCCGGGCACGAAGGGCACGTACGCGCACGTCGCCCGAGCGGTGCGGCGGCGCTACGGCGACAAGGTGGCGAGCGTCGGGCGCAAGCGGGGCACGGTCAGCGCGCCCGGCTATCGCAAGCGCAGACGCCGGGGCGGACGGCGCGGGCGCAACGTGTCGCGGCGCAGGAGCCGCTGAGAGAAGACGAACGGCTCCGCCGGAACCCGTCGCGCCTGGCGGAGCCGTTCAAGTGCCGCAGTCCTGCCAGAACTTCGGCAGGCGGCATCCTACCGCCGGTCGCGGCGATCGGCTTCGGCAAGGTCGGCGAGGGTGACGCGGAGACGGGCGCGCATCTCGCCGACGAGCATCCCGGCGAGCCCCGCTCCAGCGGCAGGTTCCTCTAGCCAGTCGGGGAGGGGATCGTCCTCGTCGTAGTCGGCAAGCGCGTCGAGGATTGAGACGACGACGCCCTCGCTGCCCAAGCGCAGCTCGGGCTCGGCGAGCAGGAGCGCCCGCAGGCGCGCGAGCCGTGCGTGGTCAGCTCCCGGCACCATCCCCGGTCAGCCGGAGCAGCTCGCGCTGCGCCTCGCGTAGGCGACGCCGGGCCCGGCTCCAGACGAGCACGAGCCCGAGCGCGATGCCGAAGTCGAACCCGGCGACGACGAAGTGACCGGCGAGCAGGACGACGACGCCGGAGAGAGCGCAGAGCGCGATGCCCGTCCAGAACAGCACCGCGCTCCCTCTCGCGCTCACCGTGGCCGGAGCCCGTACACGACCTCGCGCCGGAGCATGGTCGCGGTCATGGCGTCGGCGAGGCGGTACCGCTGGAGGACGCTGCTCATCGTCTCGATCAGCGCCTCCTCGGGCAGCGCCTCCAGCTCGCGGACGGTAGCCGCGCGGACGCGGGCGGCGACGACCCGCTCCCCGCCCGGCGTCAGCCTCCAGAGCCCGCGCTGCTCGTCGCGCTCGACCATGCCGAAGCGCCGCATCCACCCGAGGCGGATGCCCATGTGCCGGTTGTGGTCGTCGCCGAGCCCGACCGCACGAGCGAGCAGCTCCGTCTCCAGCCACCCGTCGTTGTCGCCCTCCTCCCGCATCTTCGCCATGAGGTCGAAGTCGCGGAAGTCGAGCAGCGACGCGCTGTGGTGCGAGCCGTTGCGGGACGCCCGGCGGCTCATGCGATCAGCCGGTACTGCTTCGACCCGCCGCGCGCGACGTGATCGAGCCGGAGCACGCCCCGGTCAGCTAGCTCGCCGAGTAGCTCGCCGAGCATTGACCGGCTGATCCCGGCGAGCGCCGCGTCGCCGTTGATGTTGGCGACGGAGACGACCTCCTCGGGACGAGCGCGGACGTACTTCTCGACGCGGGCCCGCTTCTCGTCGCGGTCCTTCGACGAGCGAGTCTCGCCCGACTTCTTCTGTGCGGACGTGCCCGGCTCACGCAACGGGAAGCGCTCGGCGTCATAGGCGGCGAGCACGCGCGCAGCGCGCTTGCGCGTCGCCCGCAAACTGACGAGTTCCTCCTCGCGCGAGGCGATGTAATTGTCGAGACGTTTGAGTTGCTCGACGACCGGCGCGACCGCCTCGTCGAGTGCTTCTTCAACCGCCGCCGGAGCGGACGGGTCGGCTTCGGTGAGCCTCATTGTTGACCTCCTCGATTCTGGCAGGACGAGTTAACAGGAGAGTAACGCACCGCCGGGCTAGACCCCCCTGCCGATGAGCGAGCCCGTTGCGGTCTTCGATAGGCCGATCGCCTGGCCGATGGAGCGCCAGGAGGCACCCTCGGCTGCGGCTTCGGCTGCTTCACGCGCGAGCGCAGCACGTGCGTCGGCGAGCGACTGCTCCGCCCGAGCGACCCGGCGGGCGCAGCGCGCGAGGGCGCGGCGGCGGTCGGGATCGAGCACGGCGGGCGGACGCCCGGCTGCTGCGGTGTCGGTCATGCTGCTCCTTCCTGTTGCGGAGGGACGAACGGTTCCCTGCCGAAGGCGACGCGCAGGGCGTTGCCGAAGCGCCCGCCGAGCGACATCTCCTCCCCGCCGACGAACAGCCACGGGCGCAGCGCAGGAGGGCGACCGGCGCGGCGGACGATTTCGGCGGTGTGGAACTGCTCGGTGTCGGCGGAGGCGACGAACAACCCGACGACCTCCACCCGGTCCGGGTGCTCGGAGGGCGGGATGCCCTCCTCCAGCGTCGTGCCGTCAGCGCCGATCCGCACGTTCTCCTTCGGGCCCGTGACCATCCATGAGGTCGCGACGAACCCGGCGAGCCATGCGTCCGCCCGAGCGACCAGCTCGGGGAAGACGGCGGCGGCGAGGTCCTTCCCGAGCGAGCCGAGCGACTCGTGGAACAGATCGTGGAGCGGCACGACGAGGCGCAGCTCCTCCCGCGACTCTAGGAGGAGCACGGGGCTCCAGTCGTCGTCGGGCCCGAGCGTCCGCCCGATGTGCGCGACCGAGCGCCGGAACCCTTCGACCGTGACCTCCAGCGACTGACGGCGAGCCCGCGTCGCCTGCGTGCCCGGCGGGAAGTCGGCAGGGTTCATCGGCGACCTCCTTCCTGCGAGACGACGCGATCCTCGACCTCGGGCGTCCATCCCTTCAGGCGGGCAGCGCGGCAGTCGAGCCCGTACACGCGGCGAAGGTGCAGCGCGAGCGCCTCCGCCTCGTCCTCGCCGAACGGACCGTACGGCTCGACGTTGAAGAACGAGCGACCGCCGTGCTGGACGAGGACGACGAACGGGGCGCTCACGACGCGCTCCGCTTGCGCTTCGGGGGGTGGCCGGGGTTAGGCGCGGTACCTCGGCCACCTTGCTTCTGAGCCGCCGCCGTCTCCTCGCGGGCCCGCGTGAGCCACGGCTCGCGCGCCGGGATCGGGCGACCGCCCGCCTCGACGACCGCCCGGTTGATCACGGCGAGCGCGGGCGACTCCAGCTCCAGGGCGCGGAGCACGAGCCGCGTCTCGTCGTCGAAGACGAGCCGGTCGACTGCTGCGTTCAGATCGGCGGCAGGATCAGGCATCGGCGACGACCTCCCACGAGCCGACCGTGTTGCCGTTCGCGTCCATGACCACGCCCTGCTCGCCGGACGCAAGCGGGTCGCGCCCGACCGCTCGGTCGATGCGGCCTGCCGTGCGGACGAGCGCGTGCGCCACGTCGAGCCCGGACTGCATCGCCTCGTTGCCGAGTTCAACCTCCATCTTGAACAGCACGAGTGACCTCCTTCTGATCGGATTCGACGAGCCATTCGTGCACGGGGCACGTGTCTCCGTCATGGTCGTAGGCGGTGACGACGCCCTCGCGCGTCCACGAGCCCGGCTCGCCCGAGCAGTCGAGCCCGAGCAGGCGACCGAGTTCCGTCTCCGCCTCGATGAGCAGGTAGCGGTGCTGCGCGTCGAGCGCGGAGCCCGCAACCTCGTCGTACTTCTGGATCGCCCGCAGCGCGAGCGCGGCGGGCTGGCTGATGAAGTCGCTCCAGGCGGACGCGCTGAGCCCGAGGTCGGGGCGGGCCCGGATGAGCGACGAGCGGATCGAGAACGCCATCACGCCTCCTCGTCCGGCATGAGCAGGTCGCCGCGCTCGTCGGCGGTGAGCGTGCCCTCGCGGACGCCCGAGGCGTCGATGATGGTGACGCGGACCGAGGGCGGGCCCGCCTCCTCCTCGATCAGCCGGGCCCGAGCGACGACGCCGGGCGGCAGGGACGGACGGTGCTCGCCCGTCGACGCGTCGAACCCGACGAGGACGAGCGGGCCCGCTACGTAGTCGTTCCAGTGGAGCCCGACGCCGGGCACGAGGAAGTCGGTCGCGCGCATGTTCGGCTCCAACCCGAGCAGCTTGCCCTCCTCGTTCAGGTAGCAGGTCGCGTCTTCGCCGCCGGCGACGAAGGGCGGCACGTCGACCGCCTCGATCATCCCGCCGACGAGTTCCTGCAAGTGCGCGAGCGTGGAGTGCCCGACGCCCTCGTCGCGCCGGAGCGCGACCTCGACGAGGGGCCCGGCGACAGGGATGACGAGCGCGACGACGCTCATCGGCCTATCCGAGGCTCGGCGGTGTACCCGTCCGTGTAGGACGGGATGAGCTGGACGACCACGTTCTCGTCAGACGCGAGCACGCGCGCGAGCGCGAGCGCGGGCGAGTACGACTCGGGCGGATCGTCCGCGCCGAGGTTGAGCCGGTCGAGGAGCGCAGCACGCTCGCGCGCACGAGCGAGCTGCTCGTCGGTCAGGTCGAACGTGAGCAGGACAACAGCGGTGGGCATGGAACCTCCTTCAACCCGGCGCGCCGAGCGGCGCGCTAGGATTCGGTCGTGGATGGACGAAGGGCTCGCCGTTGGGCGAGCCCTTCTCTTTCGACGGATGCGACGGGCGGCTCAGCGCACGTCCTCCGGTGACAGCTCGCCGACGCCGGGAGCGAAGGCGACGAGTTCCGCCGCAGCGTTCGCGCGCCAGAACCCCTCGCCGCATGAGCCGCACTCCCACGCCTGGCCGTAGCCGGGCGCGGCAAGGTGGCCGCTGAAGGCGACCTGCCCCCCGCACGAGGGGCAGGCGTTCTTCGCCTCACGGTCACGCCTGCCCGCCGCGCTCGCGGCGGCGAGCCGGGAGGCGGCGAGGTTGGCCTGGTCGCCCGCGTTCACGGCGTCCACCGGGTGAAGTCGAAGGACACGTACCACGACTCGTACGAGCCGGGCGACTCCGTGTGCGAGCTGCTGGTGAAGGTCGACCAGCCGAGTTCGATCGAGCCGGGCTGGGCATCGAACACGGCTTTGGCGACCGGCAGCACGTTCGCGCTGAGCTGCTCGGGCGTCATCGTGCCGATCGCCTGGGGCACGCCCGCCTGACAGACGCCGAGCGCAGCGCGAGCAGCGTTGCGCTCGCGGGTGAGCCGGGCGTTCGACGCCTTCAGCGTCTTGACCTGGCGGGCGAGCTGCCGCTCGCGCGGCGTGCTCGCCGACGCGACGGGCGCGAGGGCGAGCACGGCGAGCAGGGCGGCGACGGCGAGAGCGAAGGCGCGGGTCACGCTGACGCCTTCGCCTGGCGCTTGGAGTCGGCGGCGACGAGCCCGGCGACCGCGTTCGCGAGCCCCTTCTCGTCGGCGACCATGATCGACGCGCCGAACGAGCTGCTCGACAGCGCCTTGTGCGCCTTCTTGACGCCGTTCTTCAGTTCGTCGTGCGTGACCGCCGGGACGACCTTCATCCCCTTGGTGTTGGGCGCGTCGACGTAGCCGATGTTCTTCCCGGCGACCATGAGCCGCGCGTACGTGCGCTTCGGGTTCCACTTCGGCTTCGCGACGACGCCCGCCTCCTTCAGGGCATCGACGAGCGCAGCGACGGTGATCCCTTCCGGCGGAGCAGCCTTCTTCTTCGCCGGGGCAGGGGTGGTGGTGGTGCTTGACACGGTGACCTCCTTGGGTCTGTGGATGGACGGAGCAACCGGATCGGCAGCTCCCGCCTCGTCTCCCGCCGCAGCGAGAGACGAGACGGCAGCACCGCCGGGTGTCTCGTGGTCGACGCCGGAGAGTTCCTGGCACGTCGGGCACCATTCGTTCGGCACCGGGGCGAAGTCGAGCGCGAGCGCCCGAGTGTCGTGCGAGCAGATTCCGCCGTGGTCGACGCAGACGGTCGCCCATGAACCGCCCGAGCCGAACGAGCCGTCGCGGTCGTCGATGACCTCGACGAGCGTGCCGGTCTGCCGCGAGCGGCGGGTCTGGATGACGCGGGGTGTTTCGATCAGTGACACGACCGGAATTAAAGCACAATTCCGCACGCCCCGCCGACCGAAAGACGCGCCCGCTCGCGCGCGCGCGCGAGGGCGAGTTGCCGACCGCCGCTGCACGGCGTACCGTTCGGGGGGACGTGACGCCCCTACTCGCCCGGTATGAGGAGCCCCGAGTGACCTGAGCGTGCTCGCACCGGAGCCGACGCTCGACGAGCTGGACGAGCTGGGGCTGCTGGAGGCGCAGCGCGACCGCCTACTCGGACGGCTGAGAGCGCAGCGCGAGCACGCGCTCGCGATGTACGCCTGGTACGAGGGCGAGCAGGACCCGCCGGATCAGCCGGTCGACCCGAGCTACGGCTACGGCGGCGCGTTCCAGCGCCTCCGTGACATGGCGCGAGGAGCGTGGGCCCGGCTCGTCGTCGACACGATCGCGGAGCGGCTGGCGGTGCAGGGCATCCGCTCGACGATCGGCGAGGAGGCGGACCGGGCGGCGTGGGACCTGCTCCAGGCGAACCGGATCGACAGCGATCAGGCGGACGTTCACCGGGAGGCGTTCATCGCCGGAGTGAGCTACGTGAGCGTGGCGGGCTCGGGCGAGGAAGTTCGGCTGACGCCGGAGACGGCGCTGGAGGTCACGCACGAGCACGCGCCCGGCGACCGGCGCGTGGTGGCGGCGGCGCTGAAGGTGTACCCGGTCGGCTCGACGTGGGTCGCCGAGCTGTACACGCCGAGCGTCGTGGCCGTGTGGACGGCGGAGTACCGGGCGACGGACCGCGACCCGTTCGCGGCGAACGCGCGACCGCCGTGGAGCGAGGAGCCGGTCGTCAGCGGGAACAGCCTCGGAGCGGTGCCGTACGTGCCCTTTGAGAACCGCCCGACTGCGGCGACGCCGGGCGAGAGCGAGCTGCGCGAGCTGGTGCCGATCATGCAGCGGATTCAGGAGCTGGAGCTGGCGAAGCTGGTCGCGGCGCACACGGCGGTCTTCCGGCAGAAGTGGGCGACCGGACTGCGCGTGCCGCGCGACCCGGAGACGGGCAAGCCGATGGAGCCGTTCTCGGCGTCGGTCATGCGGCTGTGGGTGAACGAGTCGCCGGACGGCAAGTTCGGCACTTTTGAGGCGAGCGAGATTGCTCAGTACCTGCGCGCGATCGACGCGGAGATTGCGGAGCTGGCGGCGATCAGCCGCGTGCCGAGCTACTACCTCGTGCAGACGGAGCTGGCGAACCCGCCGAGCGCCGAGTCGCTGCTCGCGGCGGAGGCGGGGCTCGTGGCGAAGTGCGTCGACCGGCAAGGATCGTTCGGCGAGAGCTGGGAGCAGGTCGTCCGGCTCGGGGCGAGCGCGGCAGGCTCGGACGAGTTGGCGGCGGACGTTGGCCTGGAGGCGGTCTGGCGCGTGCCCGAGCGCCGCAACCCGGCGGTCGTGGCGGACGCGGCGACGAAGCTCCAGGCGGTCGGCATCCCGACGACTGAGGTGTGGGCGTTCCTCGGCTACTCGCCGCAGGCGATCGAGCGCATGCAGATCGAGGCGGCGGCGCAGACGCTCCTCGTTCCTGAACCGCCGCCGACGCCGTGAGCGCGCTCGACGACCGGCACCGGGCGCAACAGGCGGCGCTCGCAGCGCAGCTCGCCCGTACGCTCGGGCTGCGGATCGCGACCTGGGAGACGCTCGACGAGGACGAGCTGCTCGCCTACCACGCGAGCGCCTACCCGCTGGTCGCGGGCGGGCAGCGGCAGGCGGCACGGCTGGCGGCGGGCTACGGGCTGACGCTGGCGCGGCGACCCGGCGTGACGGCGGGCCCGCTCGACGTGAGCGGGGCGCTGCGGCGCAGCGGCGTCGAGGTCACGCGCGAGTCGCGCTCGCTGGTCGCGCCGATGCTGCGGGCCCGCAAGCTCGTCGGCGAGGGCGCGACGCTGCTCGACGCGAAGGCGGACGCGAGCGAGTACGCGGGGCAGCTCGGCTCGCTCGACCTCCAGGCGGGGCAGCGCGTCGGGCTGGAGCAGGGCGTCGGCGCGGGCGGAGCGCGGATCGAGGGCTACCGCAAGTCGCTGTCGGGCACCGCCTGCTCGTGGTGCCGCGAGACGGCGCAGACGATCTACCGGCAGGCGGACGCGGTGCCGTTCCACCGGAACGACTCGTGCTCCGTCGAGCCGGTGCTTTCACACTGACGAGGAGGACGGCATGGCAGGCGAGCACGACGAGACGGACGAGCGCGACGAGAAGGACGAGAAGGACGAGAAGGACGAGCGCGACGAGAAGGACGAGCGCGACGACGAGAAGCCGCAGTCGCTAGAGGCGGCGCACGAGCGGATCGGCGCGCTGGAGCGCGAGCTGAACGAGACGCGGCGCGAGTCGATCAAGCGCCGGGACAAGATCAAGACGCTCGACGCTGAGCTGGCGAAGGAGCGCGAGTCGAAGATGGACGAGACGGAGCGCGCCGTCGAAGCGGCGAAGCGCGAGACGCGCGAGGCGCTGGAGGGCGAGCACCGCACGGAGCGCGTCCGCTCCGCCGTGCTGCTGGCCGGGGCGACGAAGCTGAAGGACCCGCAGGACGCGATCCGCTACCTCAACCTCGACGAGCTGGCCGAGCACGAGGACGGCGATCTGGACAAGGCGGCGGCGAAGGCGGTCGAGAAGCTCGTCGAGGAGAAGGACTATCTTGCCGCCGGCGGCGACGAGGCGGTCGCCGGAGCACGCTCGCAGGGCGTCCGCACGCGGCAGGCAGCGGGCACGCGGCAGGGCGAGGGGCCCGGCGTGAACGAGCGCATCCGCAAGAGCCTGAAGCACTAGGACGGAAGTGCCCTCGCGCGTTCGACGCGAGGCGCAGCCGCAAGCGGCTGGGCGGGGCGTCGACGCGCTGAGGGCGAGCCCGAGTCTAGCGTCGTCCGCGCCCGAGGAGTACCCTCCCGAGTGAGGCGGCGCTTGGGGCGACCGCCGAGCACCCGCTCGGGGCGGGCTGACCAAATGAGGCGCTAGGGGCGCTTC